GGGCCGTATCTTCCGGATGGCTATCAAGCTTACCTCAGCTGGGTTGGTGTCTGGGAAGATGCTATTCCATTTATGGGTAGCACCCAGTGCAACTTAGCAAAGCAAGAGGTATTTGCCAAGCAGATTGACGCAGTGAACAGTGGTGACTTCCATGCTGGGATTTTCCTAGCGGAGTTGCCCGAGGCAATTGGGTCGGTTGTTGGACTCACTACCTCAGTGTTCAAATCCATACGTCTTCTTTCGAAGGGAGACGTTATTGGATCTCTGCGTACTCTGACCCGCGCTGCTCAGTCAAGAGGCCACCGTATAAAACACCGGAGCCAACGACTGAACACTTCAGACATCTCATCGACTTGGCTTGCCATGCAGTACGCATGGAAACCGCTCCTTCAGGATATTGAGAACCTGATGGAAAAGATCGAGAAGATGAAAGAAGAGCGGAAGCTTGAGTTCCGATCACGTGGTAAGGCTGTGTATAACCGTAAGCTAAGGATTCATTACGAACCTGGCTACGAACAGCGCTACCGGTATCAAGTGATTTGGAATCTACGGGAACATCCGTCCATGGCACAGATTCTGGGTCTTACTGACCCGTTGTCTGTAATTTGGGAGAAGGTTCCCTTATCCTTTGTGGTAGATTGGTTCATTCCAATCGGTAATTACCTCAAGGTGATGGGCTTCTCTCCAAGATTGGTCAAAAACTATTGTCATAGCGGCCTTAGTACGGTCGCTAGTAAGCAGACAAACGTTGATGACCTGCCAACCTGGATAGATGGCAGTTGGGATATACGTCGTTTTAGCTTCACACGCTCAGTGGGGACCGATCCGAATTCCATAGATTTCTATGGAGTCCCGTATCCACCTCATAAAACGTTGGAGAAGGCGTTTTCCCTAGCACACTGCGAGAATGCCGCCGCTCTGATTCATGGCGGCGTGAGTTCCCTCGTCGACGATCTTTCGAAAATCGATGTCAGGGGTTCGAAACTCAAAACATGGGCCGACTTTAACGCAAAGCGTCGAATGTCGGTATTCCTTAAATAACTTTATGGACCAGACCTATGTCTGCACAAGCAAACATTGTCATCTTTGATGGCGCAGCGACTCCTGTTTCCCACACTTTCGTCCCCCTTGGCTCGTCCGTTGACCCGATTTTGGGCCGCGTCGCAGCTTGGCGGGAGATCTTGGCTTCTGT